GACCAAAAGCAGCCGCCGGAGTTAAACCAAAGTCGATTCCAATGTACACCGGCAGATCAACACGCGGCTCGATCTTCTCTTTGGCAATGTGTACCTGCTCTGAGAACATAGGATATATCGGCTTACCTGATTCGATTGTGCCTAGTTTATTCAGAACGTAGACATCAATCCAACTTTTCGTTTTACCTGTAATGATCTTCTTGTAGTAATCAGCAGGAAGATTTGTATAGTTTTCAGCCAGACGGTTGTTAATGTACTTAGTGACATTGCCATCACCATCTTTAACTTCGGTCATACCGGCGGGCTGATTATAAAAAACCCAGTCATCTGGCTTGACCAACATCAGGGCTTCTTCGCGCGGCACGTTATCTGGCATAGGTGCTTCACCTGCCATGATGGGCCACCAATGATCGTCATCTGGCGCGTTGGTATCACAGATCACACCGTACCAAGTCGGGCCGCCATCCTTGATAGAGGGAAAGCGCCCAACACGCATGGTGCAAGCATCGATGATGGATTTACTGACTTCCCGTGCTTCGTTTACCCAGACACCCGTGAGGTCTAGTGACAGCAATTTCCGGACATCTTCCTCACGGTCAAGCGCCAGAAATAAGACCTCTAACTCAATATCCCCAACAGAAATATTGTGATTGTAGGGAACAGACCACCCAAATCTCCCAAAGACATCTTCGGGAAACCAGTCAATCCAAGTCTTGATTGTAGTGGTTTTAAGCTGCGGATTGGTATTCCGAACCACTGCCCAACGGGATTTGCGCTTGCCATCCTTGCCCACCTTCTGCGCAGCAGCGCGGCGGAATATCTCCACACAACACGCAACAGACTTACCGCTACCAACTGGCCCACGCAGACCACGGAAGAAATGATCATCAATCATGAACTGACGGACGGTTTCTCCACTGGGCTTGTAATCAAACTTAAACGACAATTTGGGATTTACCTTTCATGACCTTGCTGTCAATCAAATGCCTAAGCCGTTTCTCCATGACCTCAGGCCCCATTGCCTCAATGATCTTATCCGCTTCCCTGTCGGTGTAGAACTCAGGTGGGTTGTACTGGATAAAGACTCGCTTAGCTACCTCGCGCAAAGCGCGTAGCTCCTCAGGACTCAGATTCGTCAGAAACGACATAATCTACCGGAGCCTTAGCTGCCGCCTTCTTCTTGCTAACCTTCTTCTTCACTGGCGCTGCAATCACATCCTGTGTCGCTACCTGTGCCTTAGCCTTCTCCAATCGGAGAATATGCTTATCTTCCATGTACTGAATAATCTTCTCAGCTTCATCAAGCTTGCGATCAAACTGAACAAGGTGGTTGAACTCGTTGAAGTCAGCAATGATCCGCTCACTCATTGCCTTTAGTCGCTGTTTAATATCTGAAGAATTCATAACTCGCCTTTAGGAACAAAAAAAATATTTCAGGCAAGAAGGTAACGCTGTGTGTGTACTGATGTCAATGGGGTTTTTTAAGAGTCGCTAGAGTAGGGGTGAATTACGTGATTACAAGCAACGAATTTTTAACCCCCTAGGTCGATATTGATTACAACTTCACCGGATAGATTTGTGTTAAAACTCCGATCAACCGGCTTAAATCCTGCGCGATCTAACATATCTTTACTCGCTTCTAGAGCTACATAGCCACTCTTGTGGTCGATAAGCTGATTGATCTTTGAGAAAGCTCTGGCTGCCCCTAATGTCATCCCGTCAGAGATCGCTGTATTCATTGCCTCTCTAACGTGTTGTTTCTTCAGGGTTTTGTTTACCCATGCCGGATCGGTCTGCAAGTGCTCAGCGATCCTTGACTGGCTCCAACTGGTTGACAAGACCAAGTCTATCAATTCAACCTGTTGCTCGGTCAGTTCTACTTGCTTACCTGTAGCAGTCGTTAACAACTGTTGATTACTCATACCTTACTCACTGTCTAACTGTATCGGATAGATATACGACTCAGTTATATAGATAACATCAGTAAAAAACAGTGTCAATATCCTTGTAGAGATAGACCGCTGTAACAGCTTGATAATCCTCAAGAACTATTTTCACTCTTGCTCGCTGTATCGCGTAGCGATACTTATTCCCCCGTGTAGGGGGACGGTGATCCCCTTGGGGATCGTGCGAGGGGGGAGCTTTGTTCTCGATGGACGAGTCATACCACACATTGTACCGCCTTCGGTTCCCGCAGCTACAAGCACAGGCATTTACTGGGTTGACTGGACTTACTGGGAGCGACTGTTAGTCGCCATCCCAGTGCGTCACTTGTTCTAAAGAAATGCCTATGTCCCGTTGGCGCAACGGGCCAGTGCTTTGGGCTGCTCTAGGGTTCTTCGATCAGCATCATACAGGTGATACCGGCTAGAACTCTCGCCTTAGGGCGAGCTTTCATTGCCTGCATTGGTCTACCTACACTCCGGAAGTGTATCGCCGCACTCGTTACTGTAAACACCCCCCAAGCTGCCGTTGGCAGTGCGTTTGCTCTGATTCCTTGTATCCCTCGGTCGCTGATGCTCGGCGTGTCCCGATGTTCCCTGCCCCAAACGCAGGGAGTGTTGACAGTACGGCTCGGTCGGCGATGTTACGAGTGTGTATCGGTAGAGATACATTATTAAATTAATTTCTATGAGGAAAATACAATGTCTAAATTGACTGTTGAAACTATGATTAACCGCATCGCAGATGAGCTGAATGAAAAGAACGGTGAGTTCTTTATCAACGGTATGCTGAATAACCTTCACTACCAAGTTAAGAAAGCGAATCAGCTCATCGATGACGTAACTGTTCAGATTCAAGACGAGCTCGATAAGTTCACAGGTTCCGACGTAGCGAACGAGCGTTTAGAGAAGCGCATTGATTTCGCTCAGCAACTTGAATCGCAAATCGAGCTGCTTGAATCACTCGCAGATAAAATCAAACCGGTGTACGCGGATCGAGCAGGAAAAGCTTTCATCCCATACTCACCATCTTCTCCCGCGTTAGCTGAACAGCGTAAGCAAACTGCCGCAGCCGCAGATGCCAAAGCTTTTCTTGAGCGCCGCGGTAAGTAATTAACATGGGAGCTTCGGCTCCCTTTTTATATTGGAGAGTACGATGTTAATCGAGTTCTTGATCTGCATAGTCGGACTAATCGGTGTCATATTGATTGAGTTTAGTTGATAGTAATTAACAATTGGATACATCCGTTGACAGGGTGTATCCTTTTTTTATGTTCGGTGCAGAGTATTAGCAACTCTTTTATCTAACTAGGTGCAGCGGCATAACCGCGGCCTCTCATTCGCTGACTGCAAGAAGCTAAGGAGCTGAGTCATGTGCAAAAACAAAGTAAGCCAATGGGTTCCAAAAGGTTGGGACTACAAAGAAGTCATCATGGAATGTGGTGACACCGGTATTCACGGGCAACGTCTAACGTGTGACGAGTGCTTAGCTAATGAAGAACGCATGGCTGAGATCAAACGTCACCAAGCAAACGCTGATGCAGATAACGCATGGCTAAGGAGTGCAGGATGGGGAGAAATGTAGAAGGCATAAGGGTTATGGAGTTAGTACAAGACTATCTCGATGTAGTAAACCCAACAGGATATGCATGCATGGAATGTGTGCATTGGTACAAGGACACGGATGTTGGATGGTGTGAGTGCAGGAATGAGGATGATCCTCATGACTGCGCAGTAGCACAATCAAATGACTTCATAAGATTTAAAGAGGAGATCGAAGATGAAGATGAATGAAATTATAGCTAAGTTAGAACTAGCAACACGTGATCTAAGTGATGCTGATCTAACAATTGATGTTGGTTCAGTGACAATCACTAGCTTTAGTTGGGATGACAGCGGTCACGTTGATCTTAATCTCGATGATGCAGTAATAGCTACTGATTGTGACAACGTGCCTATTAACTGTTGGAGATACATCGATGAGGATGACTACATCGAAGTGATCGATGAGTTGAAGTCAATCCAAGGAATGAATGAGGTAGACAGAGAAGCTATCCAACAGCGCCTTGATCAAGCAACCAAGCTGATTGGTGAGGCATATCGTTTACTCGAAGGAGATCAACTGTAATGTATACCGATGACTTAATGGTACGCATGGACGTACTCATTGATCGCAAGATCACAATCAGAGATAAGCT